TGCTGAAATTAACTTTCTTGCTTGAAGTAACAATCTTCTTACGTTCAATCTGTTAAGTGCGGTGTCAGCAACTTGTAAAGTTTTGTTACCCCAAATTACTGTTCCCACATCAGAGAAAGTTGCAATAGGGTTGATTCTACCTTGATATAGAGTATCTCTATCTTCTTGAGTCAACTTAACTCTCGCCTTGATTGAGTTTACAAGACCTCTTGTGTAACCCGCTGATGCGAACCAAGGGAATGCGATGTTATCTGTCAATGCTAAGTTTCTACAAACTTCACCTGTTGCCGGTAAGTAGATTTGTGTATTATTAACAGTATCTCTTGTAAGAATCCAAGGATAGTAAGTTGCGGTATAGTTAGAATCAATACCTGTGTTATCCAAGTTGTCAACCGCCTCTTGAGAGTAAATGATATCCTGAGGATTAGTAGCATCAGGAGTATACATGTTGTAGTCAGGAGTAGTTGCGATATAAACTGAATCTGCTCTTGAGAATTGTACCATGTCAATAGCTTCTTCTACAAGGTTAGAGTTGTTTACATAATCAATACTTGATGTTGCAAATACGTTGATGTTAGTTGATTCAGGATTTGCGAATGTCAAGATACCAAGTAAGTAAGCGTAGTAGTCAGTGTTCGCAAAATCTTGAGTATTGTTAGCAACAACAATTCTTTTGAATAAACCATCTCCAGTCGCATTTGGATATCTTGTTGAAGCGGATGCTCCTGCCAAGTACCCTGTTGCTCCTAACACAAACCTATCTTGGTTAGTTCTAAACTCTCTGTAGATATCCCATCCATCAAATCCACCCGCAAAACATACTGTGTATTTTCTTGAGAATATAAAGTAATATGGGTTTTCTTGTGACTCAGGGTCTCTTGTAAAATCAGCAACACCACACTCGAATGCAGTTTCACCACTAGTTAAGAATGAATTTGCAATAGTCACAACTGTTGCACCTGAGTCCATGTGGAAACCTTTACTTAAGTAATTCCAAGAAGAACCATCAACAGGTAGTGGAGAATTCACCCAATTCAAAGGATTTTGAGTACCTTTGTATTGTAAGAATGAATCATCAATTCCAAATTGACTTGAGAAGCCTAAATAACTTCTTCTTACAATGTCTCCTGAAGATTCAACAACGTCAGTTGGTGCCCCAAAAGGAGGATTGTAAATTACTTCACCAGGGAAATAGTATTTAGTTTTGAAAATTGGAACTGGTGACGGGTTTGTTACAGAGTCATATTCTCTTTGAGTATATCCGTAGAAACCACAAGGTATTGCGTCCACAGGAGCTTCGTCCGCCATTTCAATCATTATGTATCTTGAAATCAATGCATACTCACCATCAGTAGAACCGATTTTTTTAGCAACAAAGTTGTTAGATAATGGGTCCATGTTACAATTAGTAAATTTCTCAATAACAACAGGATTTGCATCAGTGTCAAAGAAATTTCTAACCAAAACGTCAAATGTCATGTTATTGAAAGATAAATTAGCAATTGAAACTTTTACCTCTGTATTAGCTGCGTTACCATCAGAAATTGAAACGAACTTGAATAAGTTATAAACTTTATTACCTCTCAACTCAGATACTAAGAATGGTGTACTTGGAGATTTATATTGTGTAACCTTGTACGCAATTGATGTTGGGTCTTCAGTTCTTGCCTCTGGTAGAGCAATCAAATTACAATTTAATCCACGAATATATCCTTGATTATAAGCATATGTCAAAGTACTTGGATAAATTTCTTCAACATAAACAGGAACTTCATTTCTTGATTTACCGAAGTTATCAATACCTAATACTTTAGTAATATATTTCGAAGATGATACAGACATTGAAGTTTCAAAAGAGAAATTGTCACCGTCTTTAGTTACACCTGAAATTAAGAATGATTCAAAAGGTGATTGTGTCACTCCTGAATATTGTTCAGTACAAACTAACTGTAAATCAGTTAATCCACTTACTTCATATATTGGACCGTGATTGTCACTAGTTGCGCTATTGGTAAATAAAGAAATACCTCTCGAACGTAAAGTTGCAACAACCATGTTGTTGTAGTCATAATATGCAGTACCTGAATAGGTGTATGTTTTACCTGTAATTGTACCAGTAAATGTAGATGAAGCTCCCGAAGTTAATGAACTAACATTATAGAAGAAAGAATATCCTGAATAAGAATTTCCTGATGTAATATCGAAGTTAGCATAATACCATGGATCGTTAGAATCTGCAGATAAATCGTTTAATGCTAAATTGACACTGTCACACCCATATTCATTTATCACATTAGAATAAACTGCGGTCAACGCATAAAAATCACTTTCAGGAATTGATCCGTAAGCCACCGTTGTTGTTGCCGATAGTGATGGTGTATCCATAATGTTGTCTAAGTTACTTGTAAAATCCAATGCCAAAGTCGATGTACTACCATCCGATAGTCTATATTGTGTATTTAAATTTGCAAGAACTTGTGGTGGTAATGCTCCACCTGTAAATGTTACAGTATTACCTGATGAAGATCCAGAAAAGTTTGCCGAAAATGTTGTTCCAGTCGCAGGATTAGGTCCAATCGTTAGTGGGTCAACATTTGCTATTACCTTAATACTCCAAGAAGGTCCAGCATCATAACCTGATAGACCTAATACTCTTGTTACAAAAAGTTGGTTAGATTGTTGTAAATATGATTTTGCAATATATGCCGCTTCATATTTTGGGATTTGTGTGTTTATAAATTTTGTAGGTTCAGTACCTCCAAAAAATGCTTGAAACTCATCGTAATTTGTGATAAAAATTGGTTCGAATGCGGGGCCTTTAATTGTTTCTCCCACTAAACCTAAAGTAGTTACACCCACACTTTGAGCAACAAATGATAAGTCAGTTTCAGACGTATATACTCCAGGTGATACGTATACCTTTTGATTTACTTGTGTTGATTGAAAAAACATAGTTCAAAATTATTGTTAGCAAATTTATTTTAATGATAAATATTCATATCTATGTGAAAAAACTTGACTTTTGAATATCTATTTGTAAGTAGTATGATTTTATTCTACCTTTTTTCTGCCTATGAAAACAACTAAAGAAATAAAGAATATTAAAATATCTCATGAATCACACGAGATATTAAAAAAGTACTGTGAAAAACGTGGTATAAAAATTTATAAGTTTTTAGAAAATCTTATAGTAGAGAAGTGTAAAGAAAAGAAAGATATCTATGGTGAGGATTACACCAACTGAGATTCGAACTTTATTGTTGACTCCAATGTATTGTCGGTTTTAACTACCTCAATCCTTAGAATATCATTTGTGGTGATTTGAATTTCCGAAACATCGGTTCCAAAATAATCACCATTTATATACACATCGAAACTACCAACATTAGTTGTCCCAACTAAAGACATATTAGCAGTAAAATCTATTATTTCACTTAAAGTATCATTCCCAATGATATATAAGAAATTAGATAAAAATTCATTTGGGTTTTCAGGAAATTTAGGTCTTCTTCTTTTCAATACTGTGGTATCCAATTCCATGATTTGAGCAACCCTTGAGATTGCAGGTTTGACTTGAAATTCTTCTTCATCAATCAAATACCCCAACATAGTGAAGTCGTAATTCTGAATGAAATATTTTCTTGCCTCTATAGTGGTTTGAGATTCGTCAGAAATATTATTAAGAATAATTGGAACATACTGTCCTTTAATAAAAGTGTATGCTTGTCTTGATGAAAACTTTTGCATTACAATCTTATTAAGTTGATTCAACTCTCTCATTCTATTACAAATAATCTTAACACTATAATTAATGTCTACTGGAACTGGCTGTGGGATTGTGTATATATCCATACCTTGTTCATTACCATTCCAAGTTGGAACTGATGCGTAATAAAATTGTTTTCTGTTTGGAATCGTATATTGTAAAGCAGGATTTGTTCCAAACTTTACTTCAGGTTGTCTCACCACAGTAATAAATGGAGGTTCGGGATTGAAGTCAAGATTTGTAAATAAT